TAACAATAAAAACTATCGTATTGTTCGTGGTATCAAACCAAATATCTTTGAAATATATTGTAATGGCGAACTTCTAAACCAAGAAGCTGCAAGTAGAGATTATCAGGAACACCTAGAAAAGTTTATTCTCAAACTCAATTACAAATCATTTACACAGATTGTAATTTTAGGAAGTGCATCATTTACTCCATTCATGCAACTGTCGGCATCAGACCGAAGAACTATCATTGAAGATTTATTGGATATTCAAATTTTTTCTACCATGAATACTTTGGTAAGAGATAAGTTATCAAACAATAAAGATTTGATATATGAAAAGAAACATGAAAGAGATTTGGCTAATCAAAAATATGAATTGCAAAAACAACATATTGAAGAGCTAAAACAAAACAATGAAGAAAAGATAAAAGAATATGATACAGAGATTCAATATCATAATGATACCGTATCCGCCTTACTCGCAAATGTTACGGCCCTTACCACAGAGACAGAAGAACTTCAATTGGTTGTTGCAAGTAAAATTGAAACAGAGGCTAAGGTTAAAAAGATTACAAAGCTTGAATCGCAAATTGAAAGCAACTTATCCAAATTTAAAAAAGATATCAGTTTCTTTCAATCGCATGATGATTGTCCAACCTGTCGGCAAGCCATTGCCAATTCTTTTAAAGAAGAAGAGCTTGAAACCCTCAATACCAAAGTTGTTGAGTGCGAACACGGTTTATCACAACTAGAAGAAAAGCTCAATGCAGAACAAGATAAACTAAACGAAATTGCAGAGAAGCAAAAAGAACTTCAACGAAAGCAAGTAGAGATTGCTACCTATAATACAACAATCACAGAGACCAATAAGATGATTGCTCGTTTGCAAAAATTAGCAAATGAATTAAAGGACTCTAAAGTAGTGACAGAGTTAGAAGAGCAGCAATTAAAATTACTAAAGGACTCATTGACAGAGCTGCAAGTTGCATTAAAAACATTGATAGAAGAGAGAACATATTACGAAGTAGCAAGTAATTTATTAAAAGATACCGGCATTAAAACCAAAATTATTCGCCAGTATTTACCAGTTATCAATAAACTGGTCAATAAGTATTTAGCGTCATTAGATTTCTTTGTAAACTTTAACCTTGATGAATCGTTTAAAGAAACAATTAAATCTAGGCACCGTGATGAGTTTACTTACAATAACTTTAGTGAGGGTGAGAAACAACGGATTGATATGGCATTGATGTTGACTTGGCGTGCTGTTGCCAAGTTAAAGAATTCATCAAATACCAATCTATTAATACTTGATGAAACATTTGATTCTAGCCTTGATTCTAATGGCACAGAAGAACTGATGAAGATATTACAAATGCTAGAAGGTGTAAATCTATTTGTTATTTCTCATAAAGGTGATATTTTGCAGGACAAGTTTATGAATGTTATCCGTTTTTCAAAGGAAAAAAACTTTTCAAGGATATTAAAATGACAGAAGGACAAATTCGTATTACAGATGGTTATGAAAGAACCGTAGATATTTTACCATGTAATGATGGAACATTTCAAGCAATTATGTTTGAAGCCTCTTCTGATTACCATCAAAATGCATGGTTTAAAACTGAAGAAGATGCTAAACGATTTGCAGATAGTTGGGTGTTTAGAAAATGAGCGATATTTTAACCATTGATACTGGTGCTGGTGTAACCTATCAACAGACACTAGACCCTTTGCCATTGTTTGATGAAAATCATCCAATGTTGAAAAAGCCAATACCTGATTATACACAGGCATTGCCAAATCCAATTATGACTAATTTGGTAAAGCGTTTACATATGACCCGAAAGTTATATGGAGGAATTGGGCTATCTGCCAATCAATGTGGTGTTTTTGAAAGAGTTTTTGTAATTGGTACCGACCACTTTGATTTAGCTTGTATCAACCCAAAAGTAGTTGATGTATCGGCAGATGTGATGAAAACGGATGAAGGATGCCTCTCTTTTCCAGGCCTGTATGTTAAAATAGACAGACCAACATGGGTTCAGGTTGAGTTTACTGATGAGAATGGACAAACAAAGCAAACTCGCCTAGAAGGTTTAAGTGCTCGTTGTTTTCTACATGAACTAGACCACATGAATGGCAAAAAATTTACCGAGTATGTTGGACCTGTGGCATTACAAATGGCTCGGCGTAAACAAGAAAAGATACTGAAAAAGATTGTGCGAAATAGAAAGAAATAATGGCATACAGTTTTGATCCTAAAGATGATGTAGAAACACAATGGAAAAAATGGCAAGATGAAACGCCAATTGAACCATTGAATTTTACAGAAGATGAATTGCGTGAGCGTACCATTAAAGAACTTGGCTATGTTTCTCAAATGGATGTAAAAGAATACACCTTGTTTCAAAAGTGGTGTGAGGTGCAAGAAAAATACCCATCTATTGTATCGCAAACACTATGGGGTGAAGAACGATTATTAGAAGATGAAGGTCAACGCCGGGCCATACAAGAAATCAAAAACAATTTTTGGGTACCAAATGACCCTGATGCGTATCTAGCATTACAACCTGAATTAATATACGCAAATAAACAAGATGATTTACCTGAATTATGGAATTGTATTCGTACCTTTTCGTCTACAATGAAAAACAATTCAAACATTGGTCGTAATCTTAACTTTATTGTAAGAGATAAACCAACAAAGAAATATCTTGGTGTTATTTGTATTTCATCTGACTTTTTGGATTTAACACCAAGAGATAACTTTATTGGTTGGAGTAGAGAACTTAAAACGCAAGGTGGTATGATTAATCACACAGCGATTGGCTCTACGATTGTGCCATTGCAACCTCTTGGTTTTAATTATGTTGGCGGTAAATTGTTGGCTTTGCTTTGTTTAGCCACACCCATACAAGAATTATGGGAAAAACTATACGGTGATAAGTTAGTTAGCATTACAACAACATCACTCTATGGTAAAACAAAAGCTGGTGGGTTGTCCCAATACGATAATTTGGATTTTTGGCAGCCAATGGGCTTTACCTCAGGTTCAGTATCGTTTGAACCATTGCAAGATACTCGGTATATGATTCGTGATTGGTTAAAAGTAAATCATACACGAAAGTATTTTGAATGGTATGTAGCAAAGAAACCAAGTGGTCAACCTCATAAGAGAGACCACAAAAACCGTTCATTGTCTTTTGCTTATGCTAAGATGAGAGTGCCAAAAGAATTGATTCGTTCTGAACACGCAAGAGGCATTTACTTCGCACCTTTGTATGATAAAACCTGCGAATTTCTCCGAGGCGATAATGACGGTAAAGATATGAAAAAGTTGTTTAATACTGATGTAGAAAGCCTAAGTAATATATGGAAAGAGAAACACGCCAAACCAAGAATCAAGCAGTTGGTTAAAAAAGGCAGAGTTTCTTCTGACACTCTTTTCTATGATGATTTGACGATTCTTTCTTGGCAAGAGGCAAAAGAAAAATACTTGCCTCAGGTCGGGAGATAAGTAGTGTATAATATCCTTTCATGCGGTGAGTCCGAGACAGCCTACCCCCGTAGGTAGACAGGTTTAACTCCTGTTAACCGCTCCATCCATTGTAAGTAAGTGGTCACTAACATAGACCAGATATGCACCAGATAGTGTTGTAAAAAAGCAACAAAGTGGTTGACAAACCTATCAAGTGGTGATATAATGGTTAAATAACAATGAGTGAGGGTATTATGTCTTTTACTGCCGAACAAAAATCACAACTAGCAAAACTTCTGGCAACCGAGAATCTTACGGTTCAGCACCAGAAAATTTCTACTGCTAAATTTGATACCAAAAATCGTATTCTCTATTTGCCTATCTGGCAAAATATGACAGGCATTATCTATGACCTGTTGGTTGGCCACGAAGTCGGTCATGCTCTGTATACACCTGCTGAAGGTTGGCATGATGCAGTCAGCGACAACGACAAAAACAAAAATTACAAAAACTTTTTGAATGTCGTTGAAGATGCCCGTATTGAGAAAAAAGTTAAGCGCAAATATCCTGGTTTGAATACCAGCTTTAAACTGGCATATCAAGAATTAAACCTGCGTGATTTCTTTGGCATTAAAGGTCGTGATGTAAACGAAATGCCGTTTATTGACCGCCTGAATCTTTTTAGCAAGTCACAATGGACTGCCATGTGGATTCGGTTCTCAGCTAAAGAAGAATTGTTGGTGAAAGAAGTTCAGGCAGCTGAAACTTGGGATGATGTGATTCGTATCACTAATAAAATCTACACCTACTCAAAAGATGAACAGCATGAAATGGCGCTTCAGTATTATGATGAAATGATGAAGCAAATGGCCGAAGATGAAGCTGGCGAATATGATGAAGAAGATTATGAAGGTGAAGATGATGACTTTGACGATGACCAAGACGATGTAAATGGTAGCGGCGAAGGTGAAGCCGATGACGATGAATTTGAAGAAGGCGAAACACAATCACAACGCAGCCAAGGAAGTGATGGAGAAAAATCAGATACAGAAATGGAATCTGGCAAATCTATTCAACATGAAAAAGAATCACACCCTGGCGATAAAGACCAATTTGATCCTACTTGTGAAACGGATGAAAACTATCGCCGTAATGAAACACAATTGCTAGATGACAAGTGTAAAGAATTTGTTTATGTGGATATTCCTAAACCAAATTTACAAAACATTATTACACCTGCCAAGCGAGTGCAGGAGTTGATGACAAAATCATATGATAGGTTTGTGCGAGAGAAAGTTATTGAAGCAGGCAAAGGCACCGAACTACTCAATGAATTTAAACGCCGTAATGAGCGGTATGTAAGTTTGCTTGCTAAAGAATTTGAAATGCGTAAAGCTGCCAAGGCCTTTAGTAAATCTAAACTGTCTGATACCGGTGATATTGATATCAATAAACTGTCAACATACAAATTTGATGACAACATTTTCCGTAAAGTGATGATGGTGCCAAAAGGCAAGAGCCATGGTCTTGTATTGTTACTTGACCGCTCGGGTTCTATGTCAAAGAATATGCCTGGTTCTATTGAACAGATTCTTGTGTTGTCAATGTTCTGCCGCAAAGTGAACATTCCATTTACTGTATATGGTTTCACAGAATCACCAAATGTTCGTGGCATGGATCTTGGTCACAAAACTACTGAATGGGGTGAAACAACAAGAGAGTTTAAAGGTGAATATGGGCATACAGACAAACATCTTTCATTTTCGCAAAATGTTGGTGAAATGAGATTTGATAATGTTCATTTGCGTGAATACCTTAATTCTAAAATGTCAAATGTTGAATTTACCGCAGCACTAAAAAATATGTGTCTGCTTATGAATTCTTACAAAGAGACCAATTATCGCTGGGCACCAAGACCTGAATCTGAACAATTGAATAATACACCAATGGTTCAGGCGATTGTAGCAAGTGCTGAGATTATGAAAGATTTTAAACGCAATCATAATTTGGATATTTGTAGCCTGGTTATTGTGCATGATGGTGATGCTGACGGTTTGAATCACTATTGGACTACCGGTGAAAAAATAAATCGTGAAACCAATTTAATGGAGAAAAGCAAAACTATATCCTATTATGACAACAATCGTGTTTTCGTAATGCGTGACCGTCAAATTAAATTTGAAGCCAAACTTAATGCATATGAAGGCGGTTGGTATGAAAGCATACCGGTTAACATTATGAAATGGTTTAACAAAGCAACCGGTGCTCGTATTTTTGGTTTCTTTATTGTTGCTGGTCGTGGTGAAGCAAAACACGCCATGAGAAATCGGTATATCAATAGTGAAGGTAAAACATTCTGGCATATTCAAGGAGAAATTGGCCATGAAGCTGCAAACGATTACTACAAAAAATTATTGAAAGAGTTTAAAGATGAAAAATTTGTGGTAAGTAAAACACCTGGTTATGAAAGTTTCTTCCTTATTTCTGGTGGTGAAGAATTGACCACAGATGATGAAAACGGTATTGAAGTAGAAGGCAAATTTTCTGCTCGTAAATTGGCATCGGCCTTTGCCAAATACAATAAAAAGCGGGCAGTAAATCGTGTGTTAGTATCTCGGTTTATCCAAGGTATTGCCGCATAAATTGTGGTTTATTTGATATAATTATTTTTCTTTGATAGGAGTTCTACATAATGTCTAGTCGTGCCGAAATGAAACAAAAGTTTGTTGATGCCCTTGTTGCTACTGGCAAACAAACAATCAGTAAATCTGAAATCAAAGTTATTGCTACCAAGCTAGGTCTTAAATCAACCCAATTCTTCACTAAAGAAGAATCAAATAAAGTTGGTCGTGGTCAATACCTTGTGCCTGGTGCCAATGTAAATACAATGCCTGCTCTACAAGCACAAGTGATTCCTATGGCTAAACCTGTTGAAAAATCAAATCATCGTATCAGTAATGTTACGACCGACCTAGATGAAACAAATCTGGTGCCTACCACATACAAAAATTATGTGCCATTTGGTAACTTTGAAGATGTATTGTCAATTGTTTCATCAATGCGGTTCTTTCCTGTTTTTATTTCTGGTCATTCTGGTAACGGTAAGACCATGTCAATTGAACAAGCCTGTGCTAAGGCAAAACGCAAGTTTGTTTGCGTATCAATGACACCTGAAACCGATGAAAGTGATTTGCTTGGTAACTATGTGTTGATTGATGGTAATATGGAATGGCGTGATGGTCCTGTGACTACTGCTGCACGACAAGGTGCCGTTCTGTGTATTGATGAGATTGATTATGGTGCTCAGAATCTTTCCTCTTTGCAACGGGTGCTAGAAGGCAAGCCGTTTATGCTGAAGAAGAAAGGCGAATTGATTTCACCTGCACCCGGCTTCACCGTGTTTGCTACTGCTAACACAAAAGGTAAAGGTTCAGATGACGGTCGCTATATGTTCACCAATGTTCTTAACGAAGCATTTCTTGAGCGTTTTCGTACCACGATGGAACAGGAGTTTCCGCCAGTAAAAACTGAGCGTAAAATTATTGAGAAAGAA